CTATTATGGGCGAAACAGAAGTAAAAGGTAAGAAGGTAAACATGGAAGTTGTTTCAGGTGGCACATATAAGCTTGAGATACCTGACGGTCCTACTTACTATGCACCCTCTGTTAATATACGTCCATATCTACAACGTTTTATGTACAAGCGTTTTATCAAGGGCATGGGCGATAAACCCAATCGCTATGTTAAAACTGTCATGGCTGATAATCTCAATGTAGATTTGAAAGATAATGATGGTGGATTTAATTGTGGTAAACCTGCTGGCTTTATAAAAGATTGGGCATCGTTACCTGAAAAGACACAAAACTTAATAAGGGAGATAAAACGTGTGCGTGTTATTTTAGGTACAGTCGAATTAATTCAACCCATTGATAATAAAGGTAACGATGTTTCTGTAGATACAAAACCATTTATATGGGAGATTGAGAACAGAGATGCGTTTAAAGATGTTGGTGTGGTATTTACCAAGCTTAACAAAATGAAACGTCTACCTGTTCAACATTTGATTACGGCAAATACAGAGGAGCGTAAGTTACCTAATGGTAATAGTTTCTACTTGCCTACCGTATCACTTGACCTATCAAATACTCTTGACTTGACTGACACTGAACAGAATACGTTTGGTGACTTCATGGCATGGGTGCAAAACTACAACGAATATATCATCAACTCTTGGTCTGAGAAAGTTCAGAAGCAAGGCGAAGACATTGATGGTATTGACGACATCGTTGACTTTGATGAGGTGGAAGTAGCATAATGACAAATCGTATGTTGAGTAACAATGCGTTTCAAGCGCACGGCATTCATCATCTATCCCCAAGTAGTATTAATACTTATATCAGTGACCCACCTATGTGGGTCGCTAGGTATTTATTTAATGTTAAGTCTTCAACTGGTCCTGCCGCAGTGCGTGGAATAGCCACTGAATTTTCTCTAGCTAAAAAGTATGAGGAAGGCACGTTTGATTATGAAACACTAGAAGCAAAGTTTATAACTTTGTGTGCAGAATCAATGATAAATCTTAATGATAAAAAAACAGAAAAGGAGAAAAAATTATTAAGAAGCTTTGGAGAAATCATTGATAATAACTTTAAATATAAGAACTTAAAAAGCTATCAAGAGAGAGTCGAAGTACAACTTGAAGATTTACCCATACCCATTATGGGTTATGTAGACTTTAGATTCACAAATAAAATTGTAGATTTAAAAACTACAACTAGAATGCCTTCTCAACCTACAGAAGCGCAAAAAAGACAGATGGCATTTTATTCTATGGCATACCCAAATAATAGTTTAGATTTATTTTTTGCTACACACAAAGATTATAAAAAATTTACATTAAACAACTTAGAGGAGTATAAAAAACAGCTAGAAAAAGTTGCTTACAGCATACAAAGATTCTTATCTCTTAGCAGTGATAAGTATGAATTAGCTTCTTTCGTTTATCCTAACTTTGATTCTTGGACATGGAGTTATAAGATGAAAGAAGAAGCTAAGAAAATATGGAACTAAAAGAAAGGAGTATATAAATGACCGAAACATATGATGAACTACAAACGGAAATTCGTGAGCTAGAACAAACTCTAGCCATGAAAAAGAAAGAGTATCGTGAACTCAAGACCGCAGGTCTGAGGGCAGCTATGGATGCTCGCAACGAAGCTGAAAAAGCTGTCAGAGATGAACTACGAAATCTAGGTTATAGTGGTTACGCTTGGACGAATCGTTTCACTTTGTAATGTTAAGTCCTCATAAAAAATTCCGTTATGCACGGAAGATGGGGTATCGCAGTGGGCTAGAGTATTCTGTATCTCAAGCACTTGAATTTCAGAACGTTAAGTTTCAATATGAGTGCATGAAGATTGAGTGGGAAGACCTAGCCTACCGCACATATACACCTGACTTTGTATTAAATAATGGAATTATTATAGAAACAAAAGGTATGTTTACAGCTGCGGACAGACGCAAGCACCTAGCAATTAAGAAACAACACCCAAAGCTAGACATACGTTTCGTTTTCGAAAACAGTAAACGTAAACTACGTAAGGGTGCAAAGTCTACCTATGCCCAATGGTGTATGAAATATGACTTTGATTATTATGATAGAATTATACCAGAAGAATGGATAAAGGAGAAAGGCAGAAAGAAATATCCAAAGTTAATAAAGTTTAGAGGTAACAAAATAAAAAGGAGATAACATATGAAAATCACTGACTTTGATGTCAACGACTTTAATATTAAAGTAAGACCAATGCAATACGAAGACGGTACTTGGACAGGAGAGATTGATGTAACTGTTATCGCCAGTCCAGACAACGACATGTTTGATGAAGACTACGATGAAGTCATGCACTTCTGTAAGATGATTGCATCAACTGTTCCGTTAATGGAAACCAACAAAGAACTACGAGAACTTGTACATAGATATGTCAAAAAATTTGTTGACCCAGATACAAATTTAGAGTTTCCTTCTGATGAAGAACGTGTTAAAAAGGATGGTAACATCATACGTATAGACTTTAAACAGAAAAGAAATGGGAGATTGCAATGAGAGTAAAAGAATTAATTGAATTTGATGGAGACTATGATATTATGCAAGAACAAATGAAGAAGAAAGATATGGTGAACAGTCCACCACATTATAATAAAGCTGGCATCGAATGTATTGATGCTATTCGTGCCGCCACAGATAGTGGATATGAATATTATTTACAAGGTAATATCATGAAGTATGTATGGCGGTATCGTTATAAGAATGGTAAAGAAGATTTGGAAAAAGCACGATGGTATTTAGATAAGCTTATCTCTGAGGTCAGTGATGAGAACAGTAGTTAAGATATATCTAACGATACATGTAGACCCAGAAGAATATCCAACCCCTGCCGATGGGGATATTGCTTCTGATATCGAAGATGCCATGAATGAATTTATACACGACATTGATGGTATGAAAATTAAAACACTTAACGTAATACAGGAGACAGATTAATGAACAACATGCTACCCACAGACTACCAACAATTTATCGCTTTGTCTCGTTATGCACGATGGAAAGAAGATGAACAGAGAAGAGAAACTTGGACAGAAACAGTCACAAGATACTTTGACTATATGTCAACACACCTAAAAGAAAAATATAATTATGTCCTAGACAAAGAACTAAAAGATGAATTAGAAAATTCTGTTCTTAACTTACAGACTATGCCAAGTATGAGAGCTTTGATGACCGCAGGTCCTGCCTTGCATCGTTGTCATGTTGCTGGATACAATTGTTCTTACATACCTGTAGATAGTCCACGTGCATTTGACGAAACAATGTATGTGTTGATGTGTGGTACTGGTGTTGGTTTTTCTGTAGAAAGACACAACGTAAATAAACTACCTATCGTGAACGAACACTTTGAAAAGAGTAGTACAGTTATTAAGGTAGCAGATAGTCGCCCCGGATGGGCAAGAGCATTCAGAGAATTGATTGCTATGTTATATGCTGGACAAATACCAAAGTGGGATGTATCAGAGGTACGTCCTGCAGGAGCTAGGCTTAAAACATTTGGTGGTAGGGCAAGTGGTCCTGCACCGTTAGAAGATTTGTTTGCTTTTTGTATAGACAAGTTTAAGAAGTCAGCAGGCAGACGATTACATCCAATTGAGTGTCACGATATTATGTGTAAGGTTGGAGAAGTTGTTGTAGTGGGTGGTGTTAGAAGGTCAGCCTTGATATCTTTGTCTAATTTAAATGATGACCAAATGCGACACGCTAAGTCAGGACAATGGTGGGAAGGTGAATCACAACGTGCCTTGGCAAACAATAGTGTAGCGTACAAATCCAAGCCAGAGATGGCTACATTTATGCGTGAATGGGTATCCCTATACGAAAGTAAATCAGGTGAGCGTGGTATCTTTAATAGACAATCAGCAACTAAACAAGCATCACTGAATGGTAGAAGAGATACAGAGCATGACTTTGGTTGTAATCCATGTAGTGAAATAATTCTGCGACCCTATCAGTTCTGTAATCTTACAGAGGTTGTAGCACGAGAGTATGACACACAAGAAACTCTTAAACAAAAGGTAAGACTTGCGACAATACTTGGCACATTCCAAGCGACACTTACTGACTTTAAATATCTACGTAAGATATGGAAAGATAATACAGAAGAAGAAAGATTACTTGGTGTATCATTAACTGGTATTCAAGATTGTCCATTGTTGAATGATATTAGTGGTAACATATCTACATTCTTACGTGAATTAAAACAGATTGCTATTAATACCAACAAAGACTTTGCAGACCTCATTGGCATACCACAATCTACGGCTGTTACAACAGTCAAACCAAGTGGCACAGTAAGTCAGCTAGTAGATAGTGCAAGTGGTATTCATGCAAGGCATAGTCCTTATTATATTCGTACAGTTCGTGGTGACAACAAAGACCCATTAACACAGTTCATGATTTCACAAGGTATTCCAAATGAGCCTGATGTGATGAAGCCTGACGCAACAACAGTCTTTAGTTTTCCCATGAAGTCACCAGACTCTGCGGTAACACGAGAGGAGAACACCGCAGACTTTCAACTTGGTTTATGGCTAATGTATCAAAGACATTGGTGTGAACACAAACCAAGTATCACTGTATCTGTCCGTGAAGAAGAATGGATGGAAGTAGGAGCATGGGTGTATGAACACTTTGATGAAATATCAGGCATAAGTTTCTTGCCATATAGTGAACACACCTATAAACAAGCACCCTATCAAGAGTGCAACTACGGAACATACGATAAAATGTTAGAAGAGATGCCTGAAGATATTGATTGGTCTTTGCTTTCAGAATATGAGAAAGAGGACACAACTTCAGGTGGGCGAGAACTCGCTTGTTCTGCTGATGTTTGTGAAGTAGTAGACATAACTTAGAAGGAGAACAGCGTATGGAAAAATTACAACCCAAACAAGCCGACAGAAAAAAGTTTGACCTTGACTTAGAGTATGGCAAGGTACGAGAGGAACTTGTAGCAGAAATGTTGCAAGACAAAAAGATTGAAGTTAAGAGTGAGCGTAACCTTTGGCAAAAGACAGGCAACATTGCTGTTGAGTATGAGTGCTATGGTAAACCTAGCGGTATCAATGCAACAGAGTCTGACTATTGGTTTCATAATCTGTGCATAGATGATGAAGTCTTTGCCACTCTTGTCTTTAATACAAGTAATCTAAAAAGAATAATAAACAACCTAGATTACAAAAGAACAGTGTCGGGTGGAGATAACAATGCTTCTAAGATGTATCTATTAAACATTCAGAAGTTATTTTCCTCTGATGTAATTAAGGCATTTAAGGAGAACAACAATGGACTTAGCAACTGAGGTAGAACAATGGTTAGAGAGGAGATATAAAGGAATGAAATTTGAAGAATATGAAGAGATAGTAAAACAAACAGCCGTGTATCCAAAAACGCACAAGATATTATATCCAGCGTTGGGCATGGCTGGAGAAGCAGGCGAGGTTGCCAACAAAGTAAAAAAGATTATAAGAGATGGGGTGACTAATCAACCTAAAGATTGGCGAGAACAACTGGCCAGTGAGGTTGGTGATGTGCTATGGTATTGTGCAGCAATTGCACAAGATTTAAACATGCCTTTGGCAGTCATAGCATCTAAAAATAAAGACAAGCTCCTATCACGAAAGGAGCGTGGAACACTAAGCGGTTCGGGAGACACTAGATAGTGGAAACAGATGGTTGGTGGAGAGTTGAATTTTGGCAAAGAGATTAGAGGTTCTTCTCTAATAATTTACCTAAGTCAATTGCTCGTTTGTAGTGATTAACATTTGGCTCTTCCCTAACCATTTCTATTACAGACTTACCATACTTAGTCATGTAATACTCGTCAGCTAATCTTGTTTGAATATCAGTTAGCTTACCATATTGCGCCCTATCAAAAGGTGTAAACGATTTCTCACCTTTCATAGCTTCTGTTTCAGCTTCCATAACGGCAAGCTCTTTCGCAAACAGTCGCAATACTTTCATATCTCTCTTCAACATACCGCGCTTTTGTGTATCAGTCGCATTAATGTATGCATCAGATTGCACAAGCTCTGATATATCTCTTTCAACAAAAGGTCCTAGATGTTTCTTCACAAGAGCATCGGCTGTTTTGTCACCAGAGTTAGGAACTAATGTAAATGTTTTGATACCTAGTCGTGCAAATTCTTCTTCTGCAGGATTACGTCTTGGTTCTCTACGTGGCATACCTATCTGTCCTAGCAATGGACTCTGACGATAGATGTCACCTTCTCGTGTTGGACTTTCTATTGGCGGTAAGCCTTTAGATAAGCTAGGTAAATCTTTATATAATGTATTATCAAAAGCTGACTTAGCTCTCTCTGCAAAACCTATGCCTTCTGTTTGTTTAGCATCACGTACTACAGCAGCTTCTGTATCGTAGGCAGCTTGTATATCTCGCACGATACGCAATGGTGTGGCATATCCACCTGTAAGTTCCGCAGCGTAGCCACCCAACAACTCTCCCATTCTTTCTTGTCTTATAGGGTCGCCTTTACCTATCTCTGAAATAAGCTGTTCTGCATTGTCAAGAATGTAAGAACTTGCACCAGTTCTAAACTGAAATCCTGTAAAGGCTTCTGCAACTTCTTTGAAATTAATCTTATCAGTATCACCAGATGTATGCTTTACCCATAAATCTGCTATAGCTAAGTACGGTACGAGAGGAAAGAAAGGACGTAAATCGCCTGTCGTTCCATCTGCGTTTTTATATTCATAGAAGTTTATATCTTGGTTATTACTACGATATTGTATTGCAGCATAAAAAGCAGCCGCTCCTACTGTAGCTTTAGAGAAACCATCACGTGCTTCTGCTAGTTGTTGACTTGCTTTATCTGATAGTGCCTTGCCTACCTTTGCATCCTCTGCTGCCTTTGAAAGCACTTTTGTGTGAGCTGCTTGGGCAGTTCTATAGATAGCATTCACAGAGCTTAACGGTGAGTAATTATACTGAAACTGTAATGCATTTACCATAAACCTAGCAAATGGCATAGCTGCCGTACCGACTGGGGCAGGCACAGGACCTATAGCTTCTGTAAATTTAATAAAGTGATGACCTACTGTTCCTTTTTGTGGCATCAATGAGAATGTAAAAGATAGAGATTCTTCTACAGAATCAGACAATACTTTTGCTGGTAGGGATTTACCTGACGCTATAAACTCTTCCAAGTTCTTAAACTGATTAGCGTTGGTAGGTTTCTCTACAATAATACCCGCACGTCTAAGTTTCTTATCTATACTGTTTGTAAAGATAGCACGTCTGAAAAAGATATCTTGAGCAATGTTTAACCCATTCATAGTACGAGTAAAAGCACTTAGACTTTCATCATCTGTTGCTTCTTGAAGTGTTCTGTCCATACGACTCGCAAGACGTGAGTTATGTTTTAGCAATGCTTCTGATAATTCCGCAGTGTCAACAACTTGTCTTAGTCTATTTAATCGTCCAAAGCTATCACGAATAATCTCTTTATAACTAAAACCTGTACTGCTTAGTGGCATGTTGCCCGTCATAGCAGCATTGAAACCTTTACCCAACTGAAAGATAGTGCTTTCCATAGCATCAGATGTACTTTCCATACCTAAACGTATAGCACCTGTAGCTACGTTACGTACTGTTGTAGCTATCTGTGTAACCATCAAGGCACGTCTTTCACGGTCAAGTCTATTCATGACCTCGTGTGCTTTACTAAAAAAGCCTTGTCCGACATCAGACTTGCTACTCTGCATGAGTATAGCTTTTAATTCTGGGTCAACCTCTCCAAGACCTTTGATAATCTTTCCAACATTACTTGCAGTATTTAAGAATTTACCAGCATCACTATAAGATACACCCATAGCATTTACAAACTGCTTATTAGTTAGTCCTGCACGAGAAATAGCAGCTTCTAGTGTGTCACCACTAAACTCTCCTATCTCTTTTAAGATACCTTCTTTACCTGTTAATAGCTGTTCTGTCTGTTTCTTTATAGCATCCGCAGATTTACCTTCAGCTTTCGCTAAAGAGTCTTGTACAAGTTTACCAATAACCTCTGAAGCTTTTGTATCTTCATCAACTATCTGTCCTAACCTACCATCTGTAGCCATTTCCTCTACAGTATCAGTAACTACTTTACCAACACGCTTCATCAGTTCAGTATTAAATTGCATCTGCGCCATGAAGTCAGCATCATCAGATATTGTGCCTAACTTATCTAATGTTTCACGACCTTCTTTTATATCAAATATACCTGTCGCAGTTTGTGTTGTTGTTTCATCACTAGCTTTAGTAGATAAACTTGCATTACGAGCATCTAATGCTTCTTTAATCTTCTTTTGTTTTGCTACAGCTTCTGTAGCATTGTTAACTAGTTTCTCTCCGCCTAAACCGCCAGATAATTTAGCACCTATAGCACCTATACCTAAACCTACTCCACCAGCAATGCCAGCTCGTCTATAATCATAGTCTTCGGCTGTATATTCACCTTTTTTCTCAGATAACATCTCTAGCTCTTGCAGTTTTAAATCTTGCACAGCTGCAACACCTGCTTCTGCTACAATGCCACCACCAATAATCTTACCAGTTTTACCTCTAAATATTCCTTTTGAACCATATTTAGCAGCTTCTTGTAAGGCAGCTTTCTTGCCACCTTCCTTTAGTGCTTTAATAATACCACGAACAGCCACTTGTTTTGCAACTGCACCTGCACCAAATCCAATATAATTAAATGGGTCTGTAAGTAGAGACTTACCAAAATCTCTAACGGCTGATGCATAACCTGTTCCACCCTCTTCATAGAAAGAAGGTAAACGAGATAGTTGCATATATAAATAACCAAATTGTATGCGCTTATCTTTATCAGCATTACGCACCCAATCAAGTTGTCTACCTAAATCTATACTATTAAATTCAAACTCACGAGTATGGGTTAGAAAACGTTTAAGATATTCTTCATCAGTTTCATCTTTTCCTTGTGCGCCACTCTCTCCAAATCTATCATTATTATAATCACGGAGCATATCCATATATTCATCATCAGATGCAAGTTGTGCAAAAGACAAACGCTCTTCTTGGTCTGCTTCTTGTGCGGAATCAAACGTCTTTGGTTTAGGTACTTCAAATTCAGGGGGGATAGGATAGGATTTTATAGTCTGTAATTCAGGAGGTGTAGGCAATAAAGGTTTTACAGACTCTTTTTTATTTAGTCCAAGAAACGGATTAAATTCTGCCATGACACTTTATTGCACCTCTAACCCAAACTTGTTAGGATTTTCTGGAGATATGTATTGCACTCCTTTATCATCTTCGTATAAATATTGTCCACTAAATTCACCTCTATCAGACAATAATTTTTGAACTCGTTTAGGTTGATATCCTTGTGGTAACGTCATCACATTCATAGCAGACATTGAACGTTGCATTGCTCCTAGTGTTTTAGGTAAGTTAGCAATTATAGCATCTGTTTCTTCTATGAATTTCTGCTTCAATTCTTCATCTTGTATTCTTCTAGCGGCTCCATCAATAATAGTTTTATAGTTTTTCAAATTTTCTACAATAAAATCTTCTCCAAACTCTTTTACTATTCCATCAAAATAATCTTTTGGATTTGAACCTATATATTTATATAGATTATTGGTGGCTTCTGTTTGGTTCTTACCTGATATAACTGTATTATCTACTCCAACTACATAATTAAATTCATCACCGCCCATGTCAACTGTTTCTACATTCTCTTGTGCTTTAGGTAATTCTCCAACAAAGTCTGTCTTACCCACAACTTTAGTTTCTGTAGTATCGGTTGTTTCTATTTTTGTTTTGTCTTCTGTTTTTATTTTTGTTTCGTCTTCTTCTTTTACTTTACCCATACGTGTATTAATATTTTTCATAGCTAATTCATATGCACCATCTACAAATTGACCAGCTTTCCACAATGCTTCTTTGTCACTTGATTGCCAATCTCCACTAGGTGTCAACAAAGTATTTTCTATAATATCAGCGTGTTCTTGTAATTGTAGTTCTTTGAATCTTTTATTAGCTTTTTCACCAGTAATAACTTCTCCATCAACTACAATAGATAATTGCTCACCAGCTCTTCCGTATTGAATACTTTTTAAAAATTCATCCTTTCGTTTACTTATTAGTTGAGCAGTTAAAGATGTAGACAAACCTTTATCTGTAGCAGACTTTTTAGCTAACTCAAAAGAAGATACGGCAGATAATATTTCTCCTTGTTGTTTTTCTAAATTTAAAATTTCATCTGCTTGGGTTATGGGGTCTAATTGTGATATTTCGTAAGTCAAATAATTATATTGTTTTTCTAAATTACCCACAGAATTTTTCATTTGCATTTCAAACTTTTGTTTGTCCATTTGAAATTGCATAGCAGACTTTGTACCTGATGGGTCAAAGGTAGCACCTATAAGACCCTCAATAACTTGTTTCTTACGAGGTGGTACTAATTTATTAATATCATCTGAAATGCCTTTTCCTGCATCTTTTAATCCTAATCCTATTTTACCTAAGTTACTAGTATCTTTAAATGCACTAGCAGATATAGGTTTAACATCCATACTAATAGAACCAAGTGCATCTTTCCTAGATAGGTCAGCGAATTGTTCTAAGTCAATATTATCAAACTTAAACTTTTCATTAATATCATAATCAAGCCCAACCATACGTGTGTCATCAAGATTTTTGATGTAAGCTTCAGCTGCGTCCACATCTCCACCTACAGCTTTATAGGCAGCTAGTCCTTTAGCAATGTTACCATCAAACTCATTAATAAATCTGTTGAGTGCTTTTGATGCACGTCTGTCATGAGCATCAGCTAAGTCAGCTTTCTGTGCTTGTCTCGCTCGCCAAAATTGTCTAGCACGAGATAGTTCTTCTTGTCTTCTATCTAATGCGGCTTGCAAGTTACCAGAAATACTTTGAGCTGCGCCTGTAACTAATCCTGTTAAAAATGACATTAGTTTCTCCTCGCCATTAGACCAGTAGGCTCTTCTGTTGGTTCTTCTTCGACAGTTTCTTCATCTAAATTTTCAAAGTCAACCTCTTCTAGTTTATCTTTGTATTGCATTGCAACTTTTGTAAGCAAAGACTCACGTGTAGGATTGCTTGTTTTTATTTCATTTGGATTGTCTAAACCTGTATTGTACTCTATTTCGGCACTATCACCAATCATCATCAGCATTTCCATAATAAGAGGAAGTACAAGCATACCAACATCAAGATTGTGTACACCATTCATAACGTTTGACATTTGTATTGTGTTTGCCAAGGTTGTAACAGGCACACCCATTTCTAGCGTGTCAACAAGTTGCACCATAAAATCTTCTGATGACATACGCTCCATATAATAATCAATTGCTTCATCAACAGTTGTATATTGTGATGGATTTTGCCAAGGCCTAGCACCTAACTCATGGGTTAGTGACTGTCCTGCAATAGGTCTATCAAAACTTGGTTCGTTACTTAGTGGTTGTGCCATTCATTTCATTCCTAAAGTTTCTAATAACTTGCATTTGTTTTGCAACTCTTACGGCAGGATTATTATAATCTATCCCACTTGTTTCTGTTTTACGAGATAACAAGCCAGTAGCTTCTTTCACTGGTTTATCTTCGGGAAGATTCTCAATATCCATAGCTTTGTAAGCCATAGCAGCAGTGTTATACAAATTGGACATGTTTGCTCCTCTTCTTATTTATAATATAATCCATAAACTGTTTTGTTGCCCACTTAAATAGTGGCTTATCGGAAATAAACTTAGCGTATTGTTTACCATATTTACCATATAGTTTCTTAAACCATTTAGGTGCATCATGTTGTAGCCACAAGCGAAACATAAACCACTCAGGATTACCTTTACCATATACCTCTCTTGCCACCCAACAAAGAATCCAAGCACTACCGAGTGTACCAATTAATTGTCCAACAGCATTACCTGCCGCAGTAGATGCTTGTTCATCTGCTATTTCTTTTCTAGCTGTTGCATCTAGTTCAGCAATAGCCATAGCACTAATTCTATCTTGTGCATTTTCGGCTGAAGTCCATGCCCACTCCATACTATCACCATAAAACTGCCACAAGTTAGCATAAGCTTGATTGGATATATTTAACATAGCTGTTGCATTAAGTTCATTGGCTCTGTTAATGGCAGCTGTATCGGCTGTTGCTATTTGTCTTCGCCACGTAGCATTACTTTGTGCAATAACTAATTGGTTTTGTGCATTGAATTGGTCACGTTGATTATTTAATTCGGCATTAAATCTTTCAACAACATTTTGTTGACCAGCATTATACTGTGACTGTGCATTTGCTTGTGTAGCATTAAACTGTGATATGTTGTTGGCAAGATTTGCCATAAATGTATTTGTTTGATTTTCAGATGAAGCATTAAACTGACTTGCAGCATTGAGAGATGCTTGGTCAGATAACAACGCTTGCGCTGTTTGTTGTGCTTTCAACAAAGATGTTTGCTGTGTATTTGAAAGATTAGCCATATCCATTTGTAGAAAGGCTTGTGCATTCATAACAGCAGCTTGTTGTGTGTTACTTAAATTTTGTGAATCTAATTGTGCTAACGATGCAGCTTCTGCCATCACAAGAGCTTGTGAGTTAGATAAGTTTTGCAAGTTCATTGTGTTTGCAATCTTACTATTCTCTAAGGCAACTTGTTGTTGAGCCGTAAAGTTCATATTGGCTATGTCAGATATCTTAGATGCATTCATTACACGAGATTGGAACTCTTGTGTAAAGTCCATTTCTAAAAACTTAGCACGTTGCTCTGCGGCCATCATGGCAGCTTGCTGTCTATTTGATAAGTTCTGACGCTCAAAGCTTGCAGTCATAGATGCGTCTGCTTGTGCAATAGGTAATGCAGATTCTAAAGCTGCTTGTACAAGAGCTTGTCCAGCAATAGACGATGCACCTAATCCACGTTGTGCAAGTTTAGCATTGACACCTCTTAATGCTCCTGCTGCCCAAGCTGGTGGATTTTTTAAATCAAAGTTATCTGTGAGGTCTGCCATCTGCCCTTGAACAGTAGCTTGCTCTGATGGTGTAGCTGTAGCAGCTTGTACTTGTGCAGTAACTTGCTCTACCTTTGAAGCATCCACAGCACTACCGCTAATTAATTCACCCTCTTGAATTTCTCTTTGCTGTGGATTGTTCATTAGAATAGCAGTGCCTTGTGCTTCTTCTAATTTACCTACAGATGATTCAGTTGTTTGAGCAGCTTGTACTTGAGCATCTTCACTCACTTCACCTTGAGCCGCTTGCAGATTTTCTTGCTCTGCTTTCATTGCTTCAGTTACAGTAGCAGCTTGTATTTGGGCAGCTTGAACTTGTTGTGGTTGCGCGGCTTGGGTAGTTGTTGCTTGTGCTGTTGGAATAGCAAGTGAACCAGATACTTGACCTACATCTGGACTAATTAATTGGTCTTGCGATTGTATAGTGCCTTGTGCTTGTACAGCAGCTCCGGGTGCTAATCCGGGATTTTGTAACATAGATGTTGTTACATCCCCTACGGACATACCCTCTGTAAAAGCTTGCCCATAAACAGGAGCTTGAGCAGCAACAGGCGCAATAGTTGGTGTAGATATTGGAGGACCTGTGGGTGTTGAAGGTGGTAATGAAGACCCTTGGTTTTGAAATTGTGATGGTGTAGAGGTTGTTGGTGTTGTTGTTACAGTTGGTTCAGGTGGAGTTGCTGCAATCATAGGCTGTGGTGGTGCAGTCATTACGGGTGGTGCTACAAATGTAGGCTGTGTCATATCACTTGGTGGTGGTCCTCCACCAGACATCACACCCAAATTTTGTGGTGGTATTGATGCTCCACCAAATCCCATGCTCATGTTTGGGGGTGGTAATCCTACTCCTCCACCACCTTCGATGGGCATAGTTTCAAGTGGCATACCACCATTGCTAAACTTACGTACCATACCACCTTTTGCCATCTTCTTTGCAGCGGTGGTGTATTGTTGCATTTGTTTTTTACGAGTTTCATCACCTTCGACAAACTCTTTAAATTTAGACATGTCGCCTTTATAACCCATTGCACCTGCAATTTTATTTAGTGCATTAGGTTTAAATCCTTTGAATTGTAACATATATTAATCTTTCTGTAAAACTCTATCCAACTTGTCTTCTACACGATGTAAGGCTTCCATTACTTGATGCATCTCGCTTTGCATATCACGTCTTGTAGCGTACTCTTCTCGTGTTTTATTTAATAATATATCTAAACGTTTAACCTCGCCTATCAGTAAGCGAAATGCCCACACTGCAGGAGCTATTACTAATGTTAATATAATATTCCAAAACATCCATGCACTAATTTCCATGTGCTACTCCTATATAGTAATAGGGTCAAACATGTTACCCTTCTAATTTAGCTATTCTTGCTTCAAGTTCTTGTATTGTCTTTACTAATAATGGTACTAGTTTAGATTGGTCTATGCCTTGCATCACTGCATCACCATTTTCATCTACTTCATCTTTTGTTCCTGTAACAGCTTCTGGTACTATAGAAGAAACCTCATGTGCTAAAAACCCATCTACTGTTGTGTCTTTATCTGCCTTAAAATTAAATCTACTTGGTTTAAGTTGTTTTAATCTTGATGTAGCATCCCAATCTGTAACTACGTTTTCTTTTAATCTGTAATCTGAAGATGTGTTATAACTTGTTGCAGAACCTGAAATGCTTATTGTTCCAACTGTGCCATTTGGATTAATAAATACCATAGCATTTCTGGTATTAGTTGAATCTTTTGCACTTTGAAAAGAACCACCACCACTATCAGGTTGGAAAGACATTGATGGTGCTGATGCACTTGTAGCTCCAAAAAGTATATTACCAGAGCTATCTATTATCATACGTTGATTAGAAGAACCATTAGTAGAAAATATCATGTTAGATGCGTCACTCGTAATTAAACGCATTGGATTAGTTGTTGAAATAATATCAATACCAGAGCCACTTGGAGCAATTTGTAAATTTCTTCCAGAACCATCATCTACTTGTAACCTTGCACTAGGACTATTCGTACCAATACCAATTCTATCGTTTCCTGCATCTACAAAAAACATATTAGCATCACCATCACTCTCAACACGGAAGTTTACATCTGCACTATCTTGATTTATTACAAATTCAGCATCAGCAGAATCTATTGCAGTAATTTCTGAACCACCTTTTAAATGTTTAAGAGTAAATTTGGAAGATTCTGAACCATCAGCAGCAGCTTTAATTTGTGTGTCTAATCTTGCATAGGTTGTATTATTACCTGCACTATCTCTACCATCAAATCTAATTCTACCAAGTAAGTCATCATCTGCACCTGTTACTGCTCTTTTTAAAACAAGAACTGGTCCAGTACTTGCATCTGTATCTGTACAAGCAAGTGTTACAGTATCTCCATTACCTGTTGTTTCAATATTTAATACACCACCATGGTCTGTTCCTGTATTTATACAAACATGGTCATTACCTGCATCTACAAACAAACCAAAAACACTATTATCTGTTTCTACACGAAAGTTTACATCTATGCTATCCTCGTTAAACACAGTTTCACCTGCATCTACAAATATTCTTGACCTTTCTGTACCTGCAACCATAGTATTGATGGCTAGTTTACCATCCTCTGTGCCGTCAGAAGCATCGCTTATTATTGCTGTGATACCTGCATAGCCTATATCCTCTGGTGTACCTGCATCATTGTGTCCAACAAAATTTATCTTACCTAGCAAATCTGAGTCGGCTGCACTAGCAGACTGTCTGTCCATTCTTAGAGTTGGTCCTACACTTGCGTCTGCATCTGTTGTAATCAACTTTAAGTTTTCAGAGTTATCTGATACGGTGATTGAACCACCACCTGCTATGAGTTTTGCTAAGTCTGCTGCTCTTGTCATATTATTATCCTTTTATTTTACCAAGGCATTCCAGTTGATTTAGTCTTAGCCTTTTCTATTTGAGCTGCACACTTTTCTGCCATCCTTTTTTCAATAGCATCTACTTTCATTCTTTCATCAGACTGTGCATCACAAGCTGATTTTACCCAACCTATAACATCACTTTCTTTCAAGTCATCATA